AGAAGTGGGAAAAGTCCGACCTCGACAAGAAGCACGACAAGCAACAGTCGGCTGAAGGTCTTTGCTATGGCGGCAAGGCCAAGAAGGCAGACGGCGGCAAAATTAGTTGGTTGAAGAACGCCAAGGGCAAAGAAGTGTTCTCTGGCAATTCAACGACCAAAATTCCGGGCGTTGTTGGCGGTCGCAAGGCTCGTTTGTATGGCGGTCGCGCTCCTGAGACCGAAGCAAACTCGGCTTTCCGTGACATCGTATTGAGCGGTGGCAAGAAGAATGGTGGTCGCACGGCTCATGCCAAGGGTGGCAAGACCAAGGGCAAGACCAACATCAGCATCAATATCAATCCACAGGCTCCCAATATGCCGTTGCCAATGCCTCCTATGGGCATGAAGCCTCCGATTCCTCCTATGGCTCCCCCGATGGCTCCTCCTCCGGGCGGCGCACCTATGGGCGGTGGCGCTCCTGATCCCGCTCTCTTGGCGGCAATCGCAGGTGGCATGAAGGGTGGTGCGGGTGCGCCTCCGATGCCAATGCCGATGCCCCGCAAGTCAGGCGGTCGCACGACCCACATCATCAATCATGCGGCAGGTGGCGGTCTCGGTCGCCTTGAGAAAATTAAGGCTTACGGCGAAGCGCAAAAGAAGCTATCTTAATCGCCCGTCCATCGGGAAACTCCAAAGACTTAGGCGGGGGTAACACCCCGCCTTTTTTATGCCTTGACCCAATACCCATAGACCATCTTCTGCGAACTATCGAAGATGTCGTGCGGTATGCCGTAGTTGACGGCAACGATGTGGCGAGACTGACGGGCAATGACCATGCCCTTATCAAACAGGTCGGCGCACCGTGCCTTGCGGCCTACGATCTTGGGTGCAGATACCCAAACCCAACCGAGTTTCTTAAGCACCGCATCACGCACCGTGTTGTGAATGCCGTCACGGGCTGATTTTTTAAAACCATAATTAGCGGCTTCTTCAGCGACCATGCGATATGCCGTTTCGTAATCCATGTCGTTTGCGATTGCGATTGCGCGGACTACGCAGTCACCTGATTTACCCTTACGACCAGTTGCCGCTTTTCCGCCGTCGTTGATTATGAAAGTCATTTGATTTGCCTTTGGTTTGTTCCGAAGAACCGTTGGTTAATCTTGCGTTGCCCTTATTGTATAACACGTTTTTACATTCATTGCAAATTGTTTTTTAGGTGAACTTACGTTCATTGCAAACGAATGACAGCCAAACGATGGCATAAAAGCCAAATGGCACAGACATACGCAGACAGATACGCCCGTGTTTTAGCGCAACTGATTGATGAAACAATCAGGGAGGAAACAGAAGTTATGGGTCGAGGTCTGATCAACGACATATCGGAATACAAACAGCGGTCTGGCGTGATCCAAGGTCTGCGTAAGTGCCTTGAACTTATGGAAGAAGCCGAATCAGTAATCTCAGGGAAGGAGAGAACTTAATGCCATTTATGCGAATGACACATGATGTCGATCCAAAGAAGGTTTTGCTCGACGAGTTGGGCGATCTCAGCGACATCAAGGTGTTCAACAATCAGTTGCTTGTTGCAATCTACATTCGTCCTCAGAAGACCAAGAGCGGCATTCATTTGCCGGGTCAGGTGACCGAAGAAGACAAGCATCAGGGCAAAGTTGGCCTCGTAGTTAAGAAGGGACCGGAAGCATTCGTCGATCCCGACCAACGTTGGTTCAGCGACACAGAAGTTAACGAAGGCGATTGGGTAATTTTTAGGCCGACAGATGGTTGGTCGATCAATGTTCATGGCGTTCCATGCCGCATGGTCGATGATACGGACGTTCGCGGTCTTACCAAATTCCCTGATGCCATTTGGTAAGAGGTTAAAATGACAGAAGGCACTGAAAACGAAGTCCAACTTGAATTTGATGATGTAATTCAGCTTGAAGACGCCGAAAAAGAGCCAGAACAGTCCCCTAAAAAGGAAAATTCTGACGAAATTTCACCCGACGAAGGTATAAGTCAGCTTCGGAAACAGCTTGAATCTGAAAAACGGGCGCGTGAAGAGGCCGAACAACGGGCTTATGCCGCCCAGAAACAGGCTCAAGTTGCCGAACGCAACGTTCAGGACGGCGATTATCAGCTTATTGTGAACGCAATCGATGCGACAAAGCAAAAAGCGGACGCTCTCAAGAACGGTTATGCCGAGGCAATGGCAGTTGGAGACTACCGCAAGGCGGCAGACTTCCAAGAAGCCATCGCATTGAACGCAAACAAGTTGGGGACGCTCGAAAATGGGCGTCGTGCGCTTGAAGACCGCCTGAGACAGCCTGTTCAGCCGGTTCAACCCGCTCAAAATGACCCTGTTGAGGCTTTCGCGTCCCAATTGACGCCTCGGTCTGCGGCTTGGGTCCGTGCGAACCCGCATGTTGTGCGTGATCCGCGCCTCTATCAAAAGATGATCGGCGCTCACAACATCGCAATGGCTGATGGGCACGTTCCAGACAGCGATTCCTACTTTGAGGCTGTCGAAAGTCAGCTTGGGCTTAGAAAACAGCCAGAACCTGAACAAATTGCCGAAGAGGAGGTCGTTTCCGTGGCATCTGCACCTGTACAGAAGCGCACAAGCGCACCCCCGTCAGCACCTTCAACCCGCGTTGCATCCGCTAATTCTGGCAAGCCAACCACCGTTCGTCTTTCCGCTGAACAGCGTGAAATGGCATCGATGATGGGCATGTCACCGGAAGATTACGCGAAGAACATGGTTGCGCTTAAGCGCGAAGGTAAATTGAACTGAGGAGACTGATATGTCCGACGAAAAATATCCAATCGAAAAAGCAAGTCGTAAGCCTATGCGGGAAAACATGCGTGATAACGACCCCCGCACTCGTGCTGAGAAACGTGCCGCCGAAATCCGTGCCAATCGTGGGAGCATGGACGATGGTGTTGACGAATTTTATATCAACCCATCAGACATCCCAGAAGGTTGGAGTTACGAATGGAAGCGTCAGACGCTTCTTGGAAAAGAAGACCCAGCGTATCAAGTCCAATTGGCGCGTGGTGGTTGGGAAGCCGTTCCCGCTGATCGCCATCCAGAGATGATGCCAATTGGTAATTACGCCAACATCGAGCGTAAAGGCATGATTCTGATGGAACGTCCGGCGACGTTGACAAAAGAAGCGCGTGATATAGAATTGCGCCGTGCTAGAGGTCAGGTTCGTGCTAAAGAAGCGCAACTGTCTAATACACCCGAAGGAACTATGACACGCGAACACGACCGTGTACGGCCTTCAGTGAAGAAGTCATTTGAGCCAATCCCTGTTCCAGAGGATTGATTTATGGCTTCAAACCCGCCCTCGGGGAGGCGGGTTCACAATTGTCTGGGTTGGCGGTGCTTGGCGCATAGCAACCTTTTCCGGCAAAATGGAGAAAAACCGTCATGGCGAATACTTTCGCGCCTTTCGGCTTTCGTCAGGTAGCAGGGACGGGAAGCGCCCCTACCTACGAACAAGTCACGATGGCCATTGCCTCGAATAACTCCACCGCCATTTTCTTTGGCGATGCTGTTGTTCCTGTCACTGGGTCAGCTACAGGTTACATTAAACAGGCTACAGCCTCCACGGTTGCCCTTGCGGGTATTTTCGTTGGTTGCACCTATCTTTCGACAGCCCAGAAGCGCACCACTTGGTCAAACTATTGGCCCGGTTCGGACGCAACTGGCGACGTTACGGCTTATGTCGTGAACGATCCGAATGCTAAATTCGTCGTTCAGGCTGGTGCTACAAACGTCGGTTTCTCGAAGATCGGTCAGAACATCCAGTTGAACGTCGGCACGGGTAACACCGCCAACGGCATCTCTGGCATGTATGTCGAAAGCCCAGCTACAACCGCAACACTTCCCTTCCGCGTTGTTGACGTCGTTTCTCAGCCTCCGGGCGCGAACGGCACGGACATCACAGCGGCGTATAACTACGTCATTGTGCAGTTCAACAACACGCTCACACGCGCTTCCGGCGCTCAGACCGGCATCAGCTAAGGAGTAAGGTAAAATGGCTGTTAATCTCTCAGCAATTAAAGACCTTCTCCTCCCCGGTCTCCGTGGAGTTGAAGGCAAGTATGAGATGATCCCATCTCAATACGACAAGATTTTCACGAAGCATGAATCGCGTATGGCGCTTGAGCGCACTGCCGAAATGCGCTTCTTGGGTCTTGCCCAGTTGAAGACCGAAGGTGGTCAGACCCAGTTCGATAACTCGGCTGGTGAGCGTTACGTCTATAACCAAGAACACACCGAAATCGGTCTTGGTTATGCGATCACACGCAAGGCCATCGACGACAACCTCTACAAGAGCCAGTTCATGCCGTCTAACCTCGGCTTGATCGAGTCGTTCCAGCAGACAAAAGAAATTTACGGCGCAAACGTGTTGAACACGGCTACGACGTATAATGCTTCTGTCGGCGGTGACGGCGTAGCACTTGTTTCGGCGTCCCATCCGATTGATGGCGGCACTGTATCAAACACATTCTCGACACAGCTTGACCTTAACGAAGCCTCGCTTCTGAGCGGCATGATCGCCGTTCGTACAAACTTCAAAGATCAGGCCGGTTTGAAGGTGTTTGCTCGTGCGCGTAAACTCATCGTTCCTGCACAGCTTGAGCCTGTTGCAATCCGTCTTACAAAGACTGAATTGCGTCCGGG